GCACCGTCTATGCCTGGCAACAAAACTGGTCAGGCGCTGCCTTACTTTTTTGACGAAGTGTTGGCACTACGCGTTGAGAAAGATGCAGAGGGCGTGGCACAACGTGCGTTGATGTGTGACTCAGACGGCATTTGGCAAGCCAAAGATCGCTCAGGCAAGCTTGACACTTGGGAGGCGCCGGATCTTAGCGCCATCATTGCAAAGATCGGGGGTTGATTATGAAAGACGACCAATCAGCGTTTCCAGTTTCTTTTGAAGACGGATCGGTAATTCACGGCATGACGTTGCGCGATTACTTTGCTGCAAAGGCAATGCAAGCGTTAATAATGCGTGGAATTACTTTCCAAACCACCCCAGTTCAGGCTTATCAAATGGCTGACCAAATGATCAAAGAAAGGGAGCAATCATGACACTTTATCAACAATGGCTAGACGCTAAAACCGCTGAAAAAGATGCAATGGAATTGCGTCGGGAGATCGAAGATCAATTGGTCGCAGACTTGGGTATTGCCAAGACTTTGGACGGCACTCAAAACGTCGAGGTTGAGGGATACAAAATCAAGATCGTTGGTCGTCTTGACCGCAAAGTAAACAGCGACAAATTGCAGGATCTTGCCGCTGAGTTTGGTTTGACTGAACACCTGTCGAGCCTGTTTCGTTGGAAGCCTGAGATCAATGCCTCGGCATGGAAATCAGCAGACCCACGCATCACCGAGCCGTTGCTTGATGCAATCACAAGCACCAACGGTCGCCCATCTTTTACCATTACTAAGGAATAAATATCATGGCACAGTTAAACGAAACCTTTAGCGTTGACGCGCTCCCCGTATCCGATCGCAACTTTGAGCCTTTGCCCGCGGGTTGGTACACCGCGGTGGTCAACGGTGCAGAAATCAAAAACACCAAAGCCGGTACGGGTCAGTACATTGCCGTGCGCTACGACATTACCGGCCCAACGCACCAAGGGCGCGTGGTGTTTGGCAACTTGAACATCAAGAACCCAAACCCCAAGGCCGAAGAAATCGGGCGCCAGCAACTTGGCGAACTTATGCGCGCAATTGGACTGTCAACTGTGCAAGACACGGATCAGCTAATTGGCTCTCCTAAGTTGATCGCTGTTTGGGATGTCCGTTTAGCGATTGATTGAATTATTGCACGATCAATGTTATTGTGTCAACAAGATAATTCAATTTAATTTAAAAAGGTGCAAAAAATGTTGACGATAGAGCAAATCAGAGAGTTGATGCACGATAGGTCGGTGCCTATTGTTGCGGAGTTGGCGGGGGTGCATTACAACACCCTGCTAAACATCAAAAACGGTGTAAATAAGAATCCTTCTTATGAAGTGATTAAGAAGTTGTCTGAGTATTTTGATCCCAAACCATGAGCCTCCCTATGACAACAACAACAAAGTTAGAGGCCGCACTTACCTATGCGTCTTGGGGTTGGCACGTCTTACCGTTGATCCCAAACGACAAGCGCCCAGCGTCAGCCCATGGGGTGCATGACGCAAGCATTGATCCGGAGCAGATCAAAGCCTGGTGGGCACAGAACCCTAGTTTTAATATCGGTATTGCCGCAGGGGAAAAGAGCGGCATTGTGGTGTTTGACATTGACCCACGCAATGGTGGTAGCGAATCTTGGGATGATTTCACAGCAGAGCATGGCGCCGTACCTGATGGCATATGCCAACTGACCGCGGGGGGCGGGCAGCATTACATTGCACAGTCGCGCGAGGGTTTAAAAAGTTGTGAGTTGCGCCCAGGCGTTGATTTTTTAGCCAATGGTCGGTATTTTGTCGTTACCCCATCGATTGTGAATGATAAAGAGTACACATGGGAAGCGTCAGGTGACCCGACAGATGGGATAAGCCCTTTTGCAATACCCGAAACGTGGTTAGCAGCAATGGCAGTACGCAAAGTTATCGTGACGGCAACAGATGGTGAGTTGATCACCGGTAATCGTAATGCGGGCTTGGCGTCTATGGCGGGTTCTATGCGTCGTAATGGCTTCTCAAGCAGCGAAATATTTGCAGCCATTAGCGCAGCGAACTCCGAGCGGTGCGATATTCCGCTTCCTGCATCCGATGTGAAGCGTATCGCCGAGAGTATTGCCCGCTACGCCCCCGAGCATGATATAGGCGCCTCCGCAGCACTTGGGGATGCCGCAGCCGAAAACCTGATCCGTGAGCAATTGCCTCACCCCTTATCAACCTTCGTACATTACGATTTAGACAATATTCCCCCCACCGAGTACGTGTTAGACGGCATTATGGAAGCAGGCGTGGTGTTGGTGGTTGGCTCAGCAGCATCGGGCAAGACCACTCAATTGTTGCCCCTCCTTACCCGTGTCACCCATCTCTGTGATGAGTCCGATCCTCTTAAACCATTACTCAGGCGAAAGCTTATCTGGGTATCCGAGGATCCTAAACAAGCGTTGCGGATCTTACGATCGATGCGTGAGGCAGGGCATTTTGGGGTGCGTACCGCGCGCGAGGTGTCCGAATGGATCAAGGTGGTTGCCGCGGCCCGCTTGGCCCCCGAGATAGTCGCCCAAGTCGCACCATTCTACGAAACCATGGCAGTTGACAACATTAGCGCAGATGGTGAGGTATATCGTACTAACCCTGTTGTGGTGTTTGATACTAATAACAGCGTATTTGATCTTGAAAATGAGTCCGACAACAGCGAGGTCGGACGCGCCATGGCAGTCCTTAAGCAAAAGTTCAGGGGCATTCCGCTTGTGTTGGTTGGTCATATAGCCAAGGCGCTTAAACGTGCCGATGTCGTAGATTTCAGCGCCAGGGGGGCAGGCGCTTGGGAGGCTGATGCTAACCAAGTGATGTATATGATCAAAGAAGATGACGGCAAGCGGTGGCTTGAGATCGTATCAGCTAAGCATCGATTCTTTGCCCGTGCGGATGGGATCCTGTTTGGCGCAAGCATCAACGTGATTCAGACCCATGACATATTGGGCAACAAAATAACCGAAACCCTGATCCATGGCGTACCCGAAATCGTTGAAGCTGGGGGTAAAAGTGAGATAGCAAAGGTTAAAGAAAAGAACAAAAAGGATGCCGACCTAGTCGCCCGACAATTGCTTATGAAGCAAAAAGAAGAGGTAGTGATATCGGCACTAAATGTACTCGGTAGAACTGAATATCACACCAAGTCTGAATTGGCCGAGCGGATAGGGGGTTCAAAAAACACCGCCCTTGAGTTGATTGATGCTATGGTTTCGCGCGGCTTAATTAACGCTATTTATACGCCTTTTCCGCGCCCAATTGAGAAGCGTGCAGGTCGCCATGATTCGGGTTATGTGATGCCGAAATCGTACAAAAAGGAGTCGAATGGGGATTAAATGTGCCAATACCGCTAATTCTTTGATTTGCTCAAAAAGTGAGCAAAAATTAGCGGTATTGCGGTATCGGTATTCCTAAAGGATACAGTGCCTGTACCGCTAACCCTAGGGGGTTAGCAGTACGTATACAGATTTTAATAATACTGCTAAATACTGCTAATACCGCTGTACCGCTAATTGTCTAATATTGAATTGTCTTGAGGGTCATTTGGGGTGATATCTGTCACATTATCTAAGAGCCGAGTCTCGGCTTGTTGTAAGGCCTGAGTGATTGAAATTTGAGTGTGAGTCACAGATACATCAATCTTGTCACCCCATTGTTTAGGGCGAAGCTTTGATGCAGACCATTTACGTGCATCGATGCGTAACCGTTGGCGGTTCACCCATGCGTTGATCAAGGCTGGATCCAGGTCAAGGGGTGGCATTTCATCGGCTAGGTCAACTAACTCATCGGCTAGATAGTCGCCCCTTTCTTCCATGCAAGCCCTGTACTTGGTTTGCAACTCGGGGTTTTGTCTTAATTGGTACATGGCTGTTGAATAAGACATTTGTGCCTCTTTCGTGGCACTCATTAAACTCTTGCCTTCCGTAATGCGATCAAGGATCTTTGGCCATACCTCACGAATGGTGTAATCGATGTTATGAGATCCCAAACGCCTAAGTTTGCCCTCATAACTATGTTGTTCTTGTGCATTCTTTGCTTTTTGCATGATTTGCCCACAAAGTGATTAATATTTTGATTCAAAGTGTTAGGGCCGATTTTAGTAGAATTACACGTTAATGTATTAAGGACATAAAAAAACCCGCCTGAACGGGTCTTAAATCGTTTTAAAGGGTTACAAATCAAAGATCAGGATAAGTAAAACAATAAACCCAGCTGCAATCAAAGAAATGGTCATAGTGGATCTCACAAATAAAGGGAAAGCAAAAAGGCAATGGTCATTAAGATGGCTGCGAGTGTTGCGCTGATTTTCTCTGACATGGTTATGCTGCCTTTATGATTCGGATTACTTTATGCATGGTGACGCCATGCGCAGGGTAAGCGATAGTTTTGATTTTCTTGTCGTAGCATGCGCGACATCCTGAACACTTGCCCTCGTTGGCATATGCTTGGCACAACGTCATGCCTTTTTTGACATCTTCAGGTGTGGGGATGATTACCGAGCCGTGCAGGCCCTTGGTGTAATCGCCTGTAACGCTGTCTGAACTAAAACGTACTGATACATTGGGTAGTGCGGACATCTGCTCGAGTACGCGCCTAAACTTGGGGAATTTATGCATACGCGTTGGGAGCCAATGCTTAACCCATGGCGTGCGCGTCATGACGTCTAGCATTTTCTCGGCTAACCCGAGTGTATACATGTCGCCTGAGTCAAACCAACGAAAGTACCTATCTGAGTCTAACGCGGCCACCATATCGTCTGACCATTCTAAACGTTGCCAATCTTCCTTATTATGCGCACGTGGTGCCTTGACGTTGGCAAACCTGTAATTCCCTGTCGTGGCGTAACACCCGCGACATGCGTCTACTAATTCGCCGGGTGATGCAATTGAACCCGGGCAGGTGTCTAGTGCCTGAAGTGACCATGAACGAATGCCGTCAAGCTTTGAAGTAATTGATATTTTGATCATGATAATTTAATCCATTGTGCGATTGATTCTTTGATTTCTTCGATGCTATCCGACTCGGTGATAAACATAATGCCGTCGTCTTTGGTGGTGTTGTACAAAGCAAACTTTTTGCCTTCGCTTTCGCGAAGACTTGGGTCTTCATATTCGCAAAATAATTCAAGATCAAATATTGTGTTGATCATGGACGGGCATGTATTGTGACGCCATGAATTGTCGATAAATCCTTCTAGACTGGGTAAAGTTGAGTCAT